TGCAACTGAGTATTTCTACAAACTTCCCAAGCGTGGCCAAGATGCTCGACACCATGCGTGACGATGTGGCCAAGCAGGCAACAGCACGCGCACTCAACACCACCACAGCCCAAGCCAAGACAGCCATGAGCCGTGAGATTCGCCAAGAGTTTGTCATCACCGCATCAAAGGTCAGCGCGGCATTGCGCATCAATCGAGCCGTGGCAAACGCAGGATGGCTGAAGCTAGAAGCAAGCCTTGAGTCACCAGCCAAGCGTGGCAGAAGCCTTAACCTTGCCAACTTCCAACCACGCACCACGCGCAAAGGCGTGACGTTCAAAGTCAAGCGCAATGGTCCACGGATGCTTATACCTGGATCATTCCTCATCAACAACGGACGCACGTTGATGATTCGTGAAGGCAAGCAACGTCTGCCCATCAAAGCGCTGCAAACCATTGACGTTGCTCAGATGTTCAACACCAAGCGAATCAACAGCGTGGTGGTGCGCATGATGGAAACAAAGTTCCCTGAATTGTTTGCGCGTGAGGCAAAGTTTTATACGGATAGGTTCAATGCGCGGAATGTTTAATCGACATACACCACCCCCCTGTCAAGGTACTACCGAGGCCTCACTGATTACGGGTCGAAACGATCGCGAAATCGGACTGTTTCATGACTTTGCTAAGGGGGTTAAGTGAGGGCTGCTGAGTCATTGGAGCGACAAGGTTCGCAGGCTGAACTTGCCGAACTGATTGGCGTCAGCGAGGGAAGGGTGAGCCAGATCATGAGCGATGGCATCGTGGAGCGCGGGCTTACTTTGTCGGTGCAGCTTCGCCAGTATTGCGAATGGCTGCGTGAGGTGGCGGCTGGCCGTCAGTCCATGGAAGTTGGCGGGCTTGACCTGGTGCAAGAGCGTGCGGCGCTCGCGCGTGAGCAGCGCCATGGCATCGAGCTAAAGAACGCAGTGGCGCGTGGTGAGTTTGCGCCCATTGCTTTGCTGTCTGAGGTGCTGGCCACAGCAAGCATGTCGGTGGTGGAGCGGTTCGAGCAGTTGCCGGGCGCGTTGAAAAAAACATGCCCTGATTTGCCAGAGGCTGCGCGCGACCAAGTGATGGACCTGTTGGCCAATGCGCGTAATGAGTGGGTGAGGTCTACGGCTGAGCTGACGTCCACGCGGCTTGGTTTAAGTGACGATATTGACGACGCCATTGAGGGTGAGCAGTGAGCAAACCACCCAGCGAAACCCTCCGCGCCATTTTGACTGCGGTCACTTCGGGCTTGCAGCCGTTGCAAGCTGTCGTTCCGCAGACGCTCAGCCGTTGGGCTGAGGACAATTTCTTTCTGAGCGCTGAGGCCAGCCACACGCAGGGGGCTTGGCATGCTTACCCGTTCCAGCGCGGTTGGATGGATGCTTTCAGCAATGACGACATCGAGGAGGTGACGGTTCGCAAGGCCAAGCGCGTGGGCTATACCAAAACGCTGCTGTCGTTCATTGCCTACAACGCCGCGCACCGCCGCCGCAAGCAGGCGCTGTGGCAGCCCACCGATGACGACCGCGACAGCTTTGTGAAGTCTGAGGTAGACCCCATGCTGCGTGATGTGGCAGCGCTCAAGCCCGTCATCCTGAGCGGAAAAGAAGACACCATGAAGCTCAAGTCGTTCTTGGGCTCGGTGCTGCACATCTTGGGCGGCAAGGCGGCGCGTGCTTACCGCCGCATCACTGTGGCTGTGGCCATGTTGGATGAGGCCGACGGCTTCGACCAGAAAATTGAAAAGTCATCCGACCCCATCACTTTGGCGCGCGGTCGTCTTGAGGGTGCGCCGTTCCCCAAGCTGGTGGCCGGTAGCACACCGCGCATCAAAGGCTTGAGCCATGTTGAGTATCGCGAAGAACACGCAGACGCTCGCATGGCCTATCACATCACTTGCCCACATTGCGAGGCAGAGCACCCACTGCTGTGGGGTGGACCCAAGGTTGACCACGGGTTCAAGTGGGACGGCGCAGACCACACCACCGTGCGCCATGTGTGCCCACATTGCCGTGGCAGCATCATGCAGGCCGAATACCTAAAGGTGTGGGAGCAGGGCGCGGCATGGGTGAGCGCCTGTGGCGACTTCCGCTACGGCCAAGACGGCGTGTGGCGCAACGCGCTGGGCGACAAACGCAGCGCACCGCGCCACGTGGCTTTTCATGTGTGGACCGCCTACAGCCCGCAGCGTGCGTGGTCGGACATCGTGCGCGAGTTTTTGGAAGCCAGCACCAAAGCCAAGGCAGGCGAGACGGGGCCATTGGAAGGTTTTGTGAACGAAACCTTAGGTGAGTGCTGGGAAGAAACTATTGAGAAAGCCGACGAAAACGCATTGGCCCGCCGCGCCGAAGACTATCGCCGATTCACCGTGCCCTACGGTGGACTAGTGCTGGTCACCGGCTGCGACGTTCAAGATAACCGCTTTGAGCTTGTCACATGGGCCATTGGCAAGGGCGAAGAAATGTGGGCAGTGGACTACACCGTCATCATGGCCAACCCCGCCGACGAACGCGAATGGGACAAGCTCGATGCCTACCGCGAAACCGTGTTCAGCCATGCCAATGGGCAAGGCATGAAGATCGAAGCCATGGCTGTTGACACTGGTGGACACTTCACGCACCAGGCGTACAACTACTGCCGCCAGCGCGAACGCCAGCGCGTGTTTGCCGTGCGTGGCGACCCGCAGCCAAGCAAGATGGTCAAAGGCAAAGCCACCATCCAAGATGTGAATTGGCGCGGCCAAGTGCTCAAGCGCGGTGTGCGCCTGTGGTACGTTGGCACAGACACCGCCAAAGATTTAATTTATGGCCGCTTGATGGTCACTCGGCCAGGAGCTGGCTTTGTGCATTTTTCAAAAGACCTGCCGCCCGAGTTCTATTTGCAACTTACGGCTGAGAGTCGTGTACCCCAAAAAACAAGCCGTGGCATTGAGTACAAGTGGGTCAACACCAAGCGCGCGCGCAACGAGGTGCTGGACTGTTCGGTGTACGCCATTTTCTGCACCCACGCCCTTGGCCTGCATGCCTACACCAGCGCCATGTGGCAAAAGCTGGAGGACGCTGTGCAGCCACGCAGCGGCGATCTATTTGCACAACCTTTGAAATCCGAAGATGTAGACCATCTTCAAAACGCCAAGCAAATGCCGCAGCAGCCCATAAACCCATCTGCACAAAACCAAATCAATCCATACCGACCAACCAACCGACCGCGACAAGGACGCCCATCATGGTAAACACAGCCAGTAAAAATATTCGACGCCCCATCCCAATCTCCGCGCAATCAGACATAGAGCAGTTCACACCACGCGATGGCAGCATCATTGATGATGTGCTGCGCCGAGTGCTTGAGATGAAGCCAGACTTCGGTGCGTCGCTCATTGCACAAGTCAGCAAAGAGGCTCACCAAGATTGGGCAGGGGACCGCCCCTACATCAGCCCCAACGGTGGCGCAGACTACAAAAGCAAACGCGACCAACGCATCTTGGCCGATTGGCAGCGCGGTGAGCGCATCCCGCTTTTGGTTCGCCGCCACCAGCTCAGTGAGCGCCGGATTCGCCAGATCATTTTTGGAAAATGAAATGGCATGGCTAATCAGCGACCGCTTAATGAACTCGCTCTGTTTGCAGGCGCAGGGGGGGGGCTCCTTGGAGGAAAACTTCTTGGATGGAACACAGTCTGCGCCGTTGAGTGGATGCCATACCCAGCAAGCGTACTGTGCGCCAGACAAAATGACGGCCTTCTCCCGACTTTCCCGATTTGGGATGACGTTCAAACCTTTGACGGAAAACCATGGCGAGGAATTGTTGATGTTGTATCTGGCGGGTTTCCATGCCAAGACATCAGTGCTGCCGGAAAAGGCGCAGGAATCGACGGAGCACGAAGCGGGATGTGGAAACAAATGGCACGCATCATTCACGAAGTTCGACCCGGCTTCGTCTTCGTGGAAAACTCACCAATGCTCACTTCAAGGGGACTTGGAACCGTTCTTGGAGACTTGGCCGCAATGGGGTTTGATGCGCGATGGGGAGTGCTGGGAGCAGCAGACGTTGGAGCAAACCATCAAAGGGACAGAATTTGGATTGTTGGAACATTGGCCGACCCCAAGAAGTTGCTCGGCAATGGCTGCAACGATAACGCCAGAATCAGCCTGGAACGCGAACCGCAATCCAAATTTGGAAACAATTGTGGGCCGGAGGTTATGGCCAACGCCAACAGCGCACAACGCCAAGGAAACAAATGCGCCCAGCGAATCAAGGCGCAACACGCCATCACTGGCGGCGCAAGCTGGTGGGCAACTGAACCCAACGTGGGTAGAGTGGCTAATGGGGTGGCCGCTAGGCTGGACCGACTTAAAGCCACTGGAAACGGACAAGTTTCATCAGTGGCAGCAACAGCATGGCAAATCTTGAGCCAGTAAAAAACTGAAATCCTCGCTGAACATTTCCGAAGTGAAAGCGGATAGTTTGATGCAACCCATCGAACTGCCGCAACGTGACAGCCCAAACACCCACCACCGAACCCACCAGCCTCATCGCTGGCGACACAGCCAAATGGCTCAAGACCTTGGCCGACTATCCGGCCACGGAGGGCTGGGTGTTGACGTATACGCTCATCAGCGCGGCGTCGAAAATTTCCATCGTCGCCACGCCTGATGGCGACAAACACCTCGTCAACGTAGCTCCATCAGTCACCACCACTTGGGCGGCTGGCGACTACGACTACCGAGCCCAAGTCACAAAAGACGCCGACGCCTACACCGTAGGCGCTGGCCGCATGACCGTGCAGCCCAGCTTTGGCGCGGCCACGCTAGACAACCGAAGCCAAGCCAGAAAAATCCTCGAAGCCATTGAGAGCCGCATCTTGGGCACAGCTACTAGCGGCGTGCTTGAGTACGAAATCGCGGGCCGTCGTCTCAAGTACTACAGCGTTGGCGAGTTGCTGGCCCTGCGCGACAAATTCCGTGCCGAAGTGCGCAACGAAGACGCAGCCGCCAACATGGCCAACGGCTTGGGCCTCAAAAACAGAACTTACGTGCGATTTGGCTCATGACACAAAAACCAACAATGTGGCAACGCGCCAAACAAATCTTCACCAAACCCGCAAAAGGCTTGGTGCGCCAATTTGCCGCTGCCCGCCTTGACCGCCTGAGTGGCGATTGGTTTGCCACGGCCAGCAGCATCAACCAAGAACTCATTGGCGACCTTGACCGTCTGCGCCAACGTGGACGCCAACTTGTGAATAACAACGACTACGCTCGCAAATTTGTGGGAATGGTGCAAAACAACATCGTGGGCCCAAGCGGCATTCGCCTGCAATCGCGCCCCGAAGACGGCCCCAGCAAGCCCGACAAAGGCGCGGGAGATGCCATCGAAAAAGCATGGGCCGAATGGTCTCAGTCGTGCGATGTGACCGGCCAACTCACCCTGCGCGTCCTGTGCGAAAACATCGTGGGCAGCTTGCCCAGCGATGGTGAATTTTTGGTCAAGATGGTGCGCGGCGCTGACGCTGGCAACCGATTCAACTTTGCCCTGCAAGTCATCGATGTGGACCGCATCGACACCACGTTCAATGGCTCATATGAAGGCAACACCGTCATCATGGGCGTGGAGGTCAACGCCTACCGCAAGCCCGTGGCCTTGCACCTGTTTGAGGCCCACCCGAACGATGGCACGCGCAGCAGTCGCCGCCGAGTGCGCGTGAGCACCGAGGACACCATTCACCGTTTCAAGCTAGAGCGGGCAGAGCAAGTGCGCGGCATTCCGTGGATGGCCCCGTCCATGCTCAGCCTGCACCACTTGGGCGCATTCAAGCTGTCAGCCTTGCTGGCCGCAGAGCATGGCGCCAACCATTACGGATTTTTCACCACACCCGATGGCTCTGCGCCCATGTTGGGGCAGGTCGAAAACGGCCAACAAATCACCACCTCTCAGCCGGGCACCTACGACACGTTGCCCACAGGCGTCACGTTCACGGCACACGAAAGCCGCTACCCCAACGAAACATTTGGCCCCTTCGTCAAAACCACCTTGCAGCGCATCGCTACTGGTTGGCGCGTGGCCTACCACTCGCTGGCCAACGACCTTGAGGGTGTGAGCTTTTCATCCATCCGTAGCGGCACGCTAGAAGAACGCGACCGCTGGGCCGCAGACCAAGAGTGGTTTATCGCCGTGTTCATGGAGCCCGTGTTCCAAGCATGGCTGCAAACCTCGCTGCTGTCAGCAGCCATCACCCTCAACAACGGCTCAGCCCTGCCAGCCAGCAAGATCGCCAAATTCAAAAAGCACGAATGGCAGGCCCGCCGATGGGATTGGGTAGACCCCAAGGGTGACATGGAAGCCAAAATTCTTAGCGTCAAAGCTGGCCTCATCAGCCCGCAAGACCTGTGCTCAAGCATGGGCTACGACTTTGAGGACACGCTCAAGGCTATCGCCGCAGCGCAAGCACTAGCCAAGGAATACAACGTCAACCTCAACGCGTATGACGGCACACCTGGCGCCGCCCCTGCCAATCAGCAAAAGCCAAATGAGTAACTTCGCGCGCTAGGAGCCTAATGTGAAAACCATCCTCAAATTTATTAGCTCTCGCACATTTCAATTCACAGTCATACCGTTGCTGGTTTTGATCTGGTTCGTGGTCACAGACCCAAGCAAGGGTTCCGACACCATGCTGCGCGTGCAGCTCTTGACACAAGCCCTCATGGTCACTGGATTGGCCTACCTGATCGCCAAGGCGTTGCTCGGTAGAGCATCAAGCGAAGACCTATACGAGCAGTCGCTAATGGGCAACACCGCCGCTGGCATCGCCTACGTGGGCGTGTGCCTATTACGCGCCATGGTGCTCGGTGGCTTGCTCTCATTCTTCGCCCAGGTGCAACGATGATCCAGTGGCTTTCCGTCTGTTTCGCCGCGCTTGCCATGGCCTTGTGCCATCCGGCCTACGCAACAACGGCCAAGAAGCCATTGTGGGACGTCAACAAAGACATCCCCGAGCAGGCCA